ACAATATTCAAATTGATGTGAAGCAGTATGATGAAGTAGATGAGGTGATTGCTTGCATCGAACGTTCTATGCACAATCAAAATTTTGAACAGATTAATGAAGCAATCTTTCATCATCACTTTAGTGAAGCTCACCGCAATATATTCTATGCAGTTAATCACCAACTAAAACCAATTGAATGAGACGCAACGACAGATTCAGTAAACTAATCACACGCACGATGGGCAGTAAATCTGCCCTACTGCGTGCGATGCAAAGAAGCAATACACCGGTAACGCTAAAGACTATCTACAATTGGTGTGAAGATTCACGGACCATAAAAGTTGCCCAATTGGTAAACTTATCTAAGGCAATGGAAATACCGATTTGCGAATTAATTCAATCAATAACCATTAAACACGAAGGAGATGAATAGAACTAAATCACGAAGGGCCATTATCAAACCGATACTGCGCAATCACAAACTGCCTAACCGCAATGATATTCTGTTTATCATGAAGCACTTTAACTCCATGCCTTTTCAGGATATCAGAAAGCAACTGCGCATCAATGATGATACACTGCTAAGTTGGATGAAGCTGCTACTGGGTAGTGATGATAAGGAAAAACGTTGGAGGGAAATAGAGCAGAAATTGAACTTTCTTGAGATGCATGAAAGCTTTGATGCTGAAATGTCCAGTGAGTATGATGTACATGATGTGAAGCAGGTCTATGGCAAGAACATCTACATAGTGAAGCGCAGGTTAGTAAATGAGCATCGCACTTACTTCATGTGTACACTAAATGGTACTGCACATTACATCGTGCATTTTGATACTCCAGTTGATCGCAATCAATTGCAGTATGCACCTTCATCAATGGGATGTGATTACGATGTGCATTCAATGTCTGAATGGGAATACTTGCACCTGCGCAATGATATACCTGTGGTGCAGATAGTAGCAGATGGTGATTACATCGGTAAGTTTTGGTGTGCAATGCGTAATATGGTAGAGTACTATGAAGCATGAGGAAAGTAAAATACAGCAGCACTGTGTGGAGTGGTTTCGTTACTCCTTCCCACGTGTGCTTATTGCATCCTTTCCTAATGGTGTGTTCATAGGTGGTACACCAGTGCAAAGGGCCAAACGCTGGAACATATTGAAAGCGGAAGGTGCTATGCCCGGTATGCCTGATCTAATGATATGCATGAGTAGTGGACCATACCATGCACTATTTGTTGAGATGAAAACCGAAAAGGGTAAACTATCGGACACACAGAAAATCGTTCACGCACAGCTTATCAATGCAGGGTACTGCGTAAAGGTGTGCAGGTCATTTGAAGAATTTACAACAACAATAAAAACGTATTTGGAACTATGAGTAAGAACACAAAAACGAAGTACTATCAATTCATGTGTACACTTTATGACATGAAGGAATTTGATATTAAAGAAATGCAGCGTGATTATAGGATCAGTACACGACTAATTACACTGATGCGTGAGAATCAAATGATAAAGCGTGATGGTAGCATAACACACTGGATAGGTGATAAGCCTACACAAGCTATTGCAAATGCTTTCACAAAGGAATGTTTGAAGCAATCACGTATTTGTAATTCTCAAAGCAAGGCAGGTACGCAACAGATGATCATTAAACCACTCAAGAAAGTTGAGTATGTAGCACCACAACCTGTGAACATAGACAGCACACATACACCATACCCACTAATGGACATTGTGATTGCCTTCTTTTCAGGTATGGTAGCAGCAGGATTCATCACATTAATTTGGAAGTAAGGATAGATTGACTATCTTTGCAACGCGTACCCTATGAAAACATTTTTAAATCCCACCATTACCGCATTGCCATAAGCTATTCAGCTGAGGGTACGCCTTTGTGTGTAGTGGTGGGTATTTAGTTTTATGAAAGACCCGGCATTTCTTTTTTATTCATCTGATTTTTTATCAGGTGTGCAGGATTTGACTATGGAAGAACGTGGGCAATACATCACACTGCTATGCCTTCAACATCAAAAGGGACATCTTACCGAAAAGATGATACGGCTATGCTGCGGCAATGCCACGGCAGATGTGTTGGCAAAATTCAGGCAAGATGATGATGGACTTTTTTTTAATGAACGTCTTGAAATAGAAGTTGGTAAGCGCAAAGCTCATGCAGAAAAGCAACGTATACGTGCTATTGATGGATGGAAAAAAAGAAAAAATCAAGACTGTGATACAGATGCCACGGCATCTACCACGGCAAATGCCACGGCATTGCCTTTAGAAAATAGAAATGAAAATGAAAATGAAAATAGAATTATAGTTGAAGATGCAAATGAAAAAAAAACTACGCGGAAAAAGTTTGTTAAGCCGGAAGAGAATGATGTGTACAATCTCATGGCAGAACTGAATGCCAAAGGTTTTAACTTTTTGACCGAAGATAAGTTAGTTAATTTCGTTCGCACATTTATGGATCACTATGAGGCCAATGGATGGATAGTAGGCAAAACTCAAATGAAGGATTGGCAAAGTACAGTGCGCAACTGGATGCGCAGGGAATGGGAAAAAGTAAAAAATCAAAAACCAAATCAATATGGAAAACAATCAACTTCAACATCAGACAGCATTGCAAAAGCTAATCAATTATATGCCGAAGCACTCGCTATCAGTAGATCACGCGATAACTCAAACTCAAATAGCCACGCTTCGGATGTTGGATAGACAAACAACTAAAGAAAAAATTATGCAGTTGATTACGCGATGTACTCAACTTATCAATGTTCAACACAATATGAACGCTATGCAGATTGAATTTTGTGCTGAACAAATACTGGATAAAATGTATTACTATTCGCTTGAAGATATCCAGTTGTGTTTAGATCGTGGTGCTATTGGTGAATATGGACCTATCTATAATCGAATAGATCCTGCAACGATACTTGCATGGTTTACCCCATACGACCAACAACGACAACCGTATGTGACTGCTCGACGCGAAGCAAAGGAGCAAGGCAACAACATTTACGAAATGTTCCAACATCCCCAGGTAATGGAAGCAATGCAGGCAGCAGCAGATAAGTTGAGCATCAAAGAAGCACCAAAGGTGGAAGCACAGCGCATTAAAGCTTCACCTATGGAACAGATGATGATGGATGAATACGATGCACTGCCACTATGGAATGATGATATGCGCTTTAGGGTATACAACAACCGACCATACCAGTTTACTGAATACCGGATAGAGCGTTACCGCGAATTAATTGAAAACCAAAATGAGTACTGATGCAATATCGTGATATCAAAGGTGTGCTGCATGATGTGTATTTTAAATGCACTGATTGCGGATGCAGAAGGTTTGAACGTCCACACTATGTAGCGGATAACCTAACTTTTTTAGAAGGATATTTTCAATGCTGTGAATGCTATGCAGAATTTTGCTACTATGAAGATGCCTTTACACTTGTACAAGCACAACTAACCCTATTCGATTTATGAAACAATACGATATAGCCAAAGAGAATGAACTACTGCGCAAACTTGTACTGCTGTGCATAAGACGTAGTATGCGTCCATCAATGGCTGAAAATAGACAGATGTACTTAATCTTTGAAGAGTTATATTTGATAACGGAAAAAGATGATTACAAACTATGACCGTAGCTGAACTGCTCATTGCGCTTGCCGAATATGATGACGAGGTAGAAGTACTTATCGGTAATCTAAAAGGCAACACGATAATAGCAAATCAATTCAAGCTACTGGAGTCAATAGATCAGGACACTAAAGAGCCTATGCTACTCCTGATGCACGAAGAATATCAACACCTTTTTAATTAATACATACAACAATGAGTTACACACTTAAAGAAGGGCAAGGTTCCCTATTCAAAAACCAAAAAAAAGAATCACCTGCGCAACCGGATATGTACGGAAGTGTAATGATTAACGGCAAAGAGATGCGCATAGCTGCATGGAAAAAGGAAGGTAAGAGTGGAACATTCTTATCTATCCAGTTGTCCGAAAATGACAAGACAAAAAGTGTCAAGACAGAAAATGTCCAAAACAGCAGCGACGAATTACCCTGGTGATTGAGTATCTACCAAAACAGAATGAAGCACTGCGCGTGTTGGGTAACTCACATCCAGCACGTGTGGTGCTATTTGGTGGTGCAGCCGGTGGATCAAAATCTTTTATAGGTTGTGCCTGGCAAATAAGTCGCAGGTTCAAGTATCCAGGTACACGTGGATTAATCGGTAGGAGTAAACTTGATACGCTAAAAAAGACTACTCTTAAAACATTCTTTGAAGTAGCTAATATGTTAGGTCTTGCACCTAATGAGCATTACACAATTAACAATCAAACGCACGTTATTTCATTTGCCAATGGAAGTGAGATAATACTGAAAGACCTTTTCGCCTATCCATCAGATCCTGAATTTCACAGCCTCGGAGGTTTGGAATTAACAGATGCGTATGTAGATGAAAGCGCACAGGTCAGTAAAAGAGCAATAGACATACTGCAATCGCGCATACGTTTTAAACTACGCGAATTTAATTTACCACCAAAGATGCTGCTGACTTGCAATCCATCCAAAGGATGGCTGTATAATGAGTTTTATGCACCATTTAAGATGGATAACCTACCTGCACACTTGGCATTCATACCATCACTGCCAACTGATAACCCACACTTACCGGATACCTACATTGAAACACTGGAAAGGTTGCCCGAAATAGATAGGCGAAGGCTGTTGTATGGTGACTGGGAATATGATGAAAGCGTCGATAATCTATATCAGTATGATGATTTGGTGCGCTGCTTCAGAGATGAAGAAACAAAAGGTGAAAAGTATGTTAGTGCAGATATTGCCCGGTTAGGAAAAGATAGAACGGTGATATGTGTGTGGCAAGGCTTGCACCTGATTGAGATTCACGAGCTGCGTAAGCAACCCATCACAACTGTTGTAACAAATATTCGTCAAATTTGTGACAAGCACAGCATCAAATTAAGCAATGTGATATGTGATGAAGATGGTGTTGGAGGTGGTGTTGTAGATACTTTGAAGTGCCGTGGTTTTTTGAATGGAGGTAGAGCAAAAATGCCTGACCGGTACACCAATCAAAAAGCAGAATGCTACTTCAAGCTTGCAGAATTGATTGAGCAGAACAAAGTCGTGTTCAAAGTTGATCGCTTCCGTGATGTAATCATTCAAGAACTGGACATGATACGTAGAAGGCAACCTGAAGCAGATGGAAAGTTAGCCGTGATCAGCAAAGATGAAATAGCACGCATGCATGGAAAGTCACCAGATTATGCGGATGCCATTATGATGCGGATGTACTTTGAACTTTTCCCGAATTACGGCAGCTATTCTTGGGCATAGGTGTCACAAATCTTCAAATATTTGTGCCTTCATAGGGATTAATTGTCCCCATGTAACCCTTGTCATTACTGCATTTTAACAAATTTTAACAATTCATTTCTTGCGCGTGTAAATAATTACAATATCTTTGGCCTATCAATAACAACAAAAACACAAAGTAATGACACACACAATCGAAACCACAGCACTTCGCAACAAGACAATCGTATTAGCTAAAACTTGTCAATTCGGATTACACGCAGTAAGTTACATGAACGATAAGCAGGCAGTAAAAAAAGCAACAGCTTTGAAAGCTGCAGGTGTTGAATGTTCAGTATATCAAGCATGGGGTAGTAATGTAAGATATATAAAGATTCACTAACCAAAACAGGGATGCGTCTGTAACGCATATTCTTTTAATCTTAAAACTTAATCACATGAAAAAGTACACAGTAACCGGCTACACACGCACAGGTAAATCAGTTGAACCAGTATTAACTTACAATACTGAAGCATTTACAAATAATCTTTTGCAGAATGCAATCAGCACTATTCAAATGTTTAATGTAGCACCATTGCGCTACGATGTGCAGGAGGTATCACTATGAAAAATACAAGCACTATCATCCGCTACGTTATCGCAGCTATTATTATTTTCGCAATCCTTAGCTACTGCCAAGAGATAAACGATTGCCTTGCTAAGTACTAATCAATAACACAATACACTATGTTCCACAAAGACAACTTAGAAGCACTGCAGAAATTTCAGCAGATGCTAAATGCAGAGCCTGATGAACTGGGTATCGAATCCACACCGGATAAGAAAGCACGTACGCTGGTAGTTAGCCACGTAGAAATGACCTTAGATGAATTATTTTTCGGTCAATGGAAAACAGAAAACTTCAAATGGGCAGTAATTGCCAATGAAGTACAGGCATCAATGGAATTAGTAGTAATCCATCCAATATCCGGATACGAATTAAGAAGGACCGGTGCAGCTTCAGTGATCATAATGGTAGACAAAGTACCTGATAACGTCACAGGCAGCGACCGCAATAGATGGGCATTAAACCCCGATAACAAAAAGTCCAATGCATTAGACCTTGCCTTTCCTAAACTCAAAGCAGAGTGTCTTAAAAACGCTGCACTATCATTTGGTAAGGTGTTCGGTCGTGACCTTAACAGACGCAATAAGGATACGTATAAGCCTTTCAAGTTAAAAGGTGCATTAGGTAGAGGTCATGAGCAGGATGTAGCGTATGTACGCGAATTAATCCAACAGGCAACAGACATCCAGCAGCTAAGTAAAATCATGAAGGCTTGCAGTCCTGAAGTATTAGCTGAAGTTGGGCAGGAATTGCAGGAAAAGAAAGCCATGTATGGTATCGAATAAATGTTAAAAATGATAGCAACTGTCAGGGATAACTTGATGGTTGCTATTTTTACCACATCAATAACACACACATGAACAACACACTATTTAGAGCATCGCAGCTTGGTAAGCTAATGACCGATGCACGTACGAAATCAGGTCTATCTGAAACGACTAAGAGCGCACTACTGGAAGTCTACATTCAGCAGAAGTATAACCGCTATAAAGAGATATCCAACAAGTACATTGAAAAAGGATTAGCAGTTGAGAATGATGCCATTGATATGTGGCGTAGGCATCGCGGTGAAATCGTATTCAAGAATGAAGAGATGTTCACCAATGAGTACATCAAAGGCACACCTGATTTGCTTATCAAAGATGATGAAACAGGATTAGTAGTAAACGTACCGGATATCAAAAGCAGTTGGGACATACACACCTTTATGGATGCGAAGCAAAATGATATCAGTAAAGATTACTATTGGCAAGGTCAGGCGTATTGTTGGCTAACAGGCGCACCACGTGCAACATTCTGCTATGTATTAGTGAGCGCACCAATTGAAATGATTAATGATGAGAAGTACCGACTATCGCGTAGACTTAATCTGATAGATCCGCAAGGTGATCCTGTATTTTTAAAGAAGGCACAGAGCATTGAACGTAATATGATTTATGATATGCCACGCTTTATGCGCGAATACCCGGATGCTAACCTTGAAACACCGCGTGATGAGTGGGAATTCGATATACCCATCGCTGAACGCATACACGAAAAGGTAGTTGAGTTTGATACCGATGCTATCGCAAAGCTGCAGGAGCGTGTACCAATGTGGCGTGAATACCTTAATACTTTAGGACTATGAGTAAAAACACAGCAGTTGAATGGTTGCACTATCATCTTTTACATTTGATGCAAACTAAAGAATGGCGCAGCAAAGACTTGCACATTGAAAAGTTTGATGAACTATTTGTTGAAGCCAAAGCAATGGAGCGTGAGCAGATAATTGAAACTTGGCATAATGGATATAATAATCAATCTCCAATGATTGATGAAGAAAACTGTGGGCAACAATACTACATCGAAACATACAAAGGAGGTGAGCAATGACTACCCGAATAACATTAAACGATTTCTATAGTGACTTGATATTGCTAATGCAGAAGTACGAATTAACGATGGATTGCAGGGATGAGTACAACAGAGATGGTTGGTGTGGTCAACAATTTACACTGAGAAGCAAAGAGCCTGTAGATGGTAAATACATTGTTTATATAGAAGACATTGGTGATTTTGTTGAAGGATTTTGGAATGCACAAAGAAAGAAAGGAGGTGAGCAATGACTGAAGCGTGGACAACATCACTAGTTGGTTGTGGTATATGCACTCACATTTGGGCAGCGGTTAGACCTGTCAACACATTACAACTTGAATGCCCACATTGTCATCACATGATAAACATAGAAGAATTATGACCACCGAACAACTTAAAGACCAGGTGCGCAATTCTATGCAGCACTACTACAACAAAGAGCAAGTAATCGAATTAATCAATAAGCTAAACAATGAAAGCAAAAGACAAAGCATGGCAACTGTACTCGAACTATTTTGATATCATTGAAGCTAACGAGCAATCAGGTCAGTTAGTACATACACACCTTCGCGCTATCAATGCTGCACTCTATTGCGTAATGGAAGCTATGAGCAATGCACCTACCGATGTGATGCAAGACTTTGATGGAACAGGTGAATACTACTCTGTACTTGCCTACTATCAACACGTGAAAAACGAAATACTAAAATTGAATGGGACAAAAGAAGCTACAATCGGTAGACGAACTCAGAGTAGAACGAATTAACCTACTCACCATGTTTGCAAAGGCTAAGACTACCTACCTTAAAGATAACCTGCATCACAAAATAAAATCAGTCAACAAAGAACTGTACACACTAACTAAAGAAATCAAATATTTATGAGTGAACAAAAGAAAGAAACAGCAATCCGCAAACTAAGCAAAACACTGCGTAGACGATTTCAAGGTGCAGCAGTCCATATCTCATGGGTAGAACTGGATGCATTCCTTAACATTGCACAGCAAAATGAAATGATAAATATCCATGATGCCTACAACGATGGCTACACGGATTGCAAAGCAGGATTACCAAACGCAACAATACAAGATGAAAGCAACACTGACCTTTAACCTTCCCGATGATCAGTACGAATATGAGTACACACTAAACGCTGCCCGGTACAAGGATGCGCTAAGTGATATCATGGAACTGATGCGCAAAACTGATAAGTGGAATGAGTATGATGAAAAGACTGCAGAAGCAGTAGCCAACTTATATGAACAGATGTGCGATATAGTTGAAGGGTTAGAACTATGAATCAGGATATATTAGACTGGATATTTGCAAAAAAAGATGGTGTGCGTACCATAAAACATTATGGTGATGATTACACTAAGTGGCATCATACATTAGGTGCAGAATACTTCCGTACTGATATAGACCATGTAGAGTTTAGAAGCGATAGGGGTATAGTGGCACTAATAGATACTACCGCTAAGTTTAAAGATGAAGCACATTTAATTAACTCAAAGCCTTATGTGTGGAAGCGAAGTGGTATGCAGCGTGAAGTATTAACAAATGCATCAAAAGCATTAGGTGTACCTGCATACTTTGTTCTTCATACAGATGACCTCACAACATTCCATGTACACGATTTGAGCAGACCATTGGATGAATACACTGCAATGGATGAACCTGCCTATCGTAAGTTTATTATGAACTTGTGATATCAAAAATCTTCGAATTATTGTGACACCTTGCGATAGCCTTGTTTCCAAAGAAACCTACCCAGTGCTTCACCTTCTGCATCCACCTTTTCCTCACTCCATTCCGGTTGAATGTGATGCAAGTATTCATGCACCAACACAATCAGATAGCGCATAGGTGGTAGTGTTGGATCTATCTCAATCAGATTATCGCAGTACAAACCATCAGCTTTTTCCCGGCCTAACTTTCTTTGAATAACTTTAGGATGTGGCTTGCGTTTCATCGTGCTATATTTGCAAGGTTAAAGTGTCATAAATGTGTTATGTTATTGATGATTCAAAGAGCCTCCAAACGTGGAGGCTTTTTGTTTATCGAATCTTACCATTCACTATGCGATAATTGCTTACCTCAAACTCGCCTGTATCCATCACCTTCACATGAGCAAAGCCATGATGGTGCTTATTGATGGGCATATAATCAGGATGTAACTCGCATAAACACGCCACACTCCAACACGTTGTTAGCTTACCATTGATGTTAGGTTCTGTGTGTTCACTTGCCTGGTGATGATGACCACACAAAGCATTGTCTTTAGCTCGTAAGAACAGACCACGTGCGATGTTCACAGGACTAAATACAGATGCACCTAACTCATGCCCATGCAGTATTGTCAACTTACCTGCGTGTATTACCTGCTTATCCGGTATGAACTCAATATTCAATTCATCCAACTTCATTAAACTCGTGAATGAAAATTCATCCATACCCAATAAGTCAGGTGCATTGCGCATGATGTAGTGATCATATCGTACATCGTGATTACCACACTTGTAATATATCGCAGCATCTGGGAATAGCTTGCGTAGTGTGGTAAGAAATTGCCTTGTCATCAACACTTCATGCCCAAAGTTTCTTTTGCGTGGGTCTTTTTCAAAACGACTGATAGCATAGAAGTCGATTATATCACCATTTAGCAGTATTGTATTTACGCCATTTTCAAGGCCATATTTCAACGCAAGTGTAAGTGCTGGTATGTTGTGGTATGGTACGTGAATATCACCGATTATAAGAATGTTATTGTGATTTATCGGTAACTTGTAAGGTTGGTAGTTACTCTCCTGCGAAGGTGGCAGGTCAAAGGTGTTTAGTTCAGGTGCTAACTCATTAACTATGTGCTCAAACTCATTCAAGTTAACTTGCAACTTGTTCAAAGTACTTGCAGGTTTAGGTGCTGCATCATCTTTTAACTTCTTCACCTGTGCCCATCTTTGGTAATTGCGCTGCAATGTGGATGGTTGGCAGCTTAACCCAAAATCATTGATTGCCTGCAGTACCCTTTTCATTTGTCCACCGGTAGCTGCGTGGATTGCTTCGTAGATGTGATTGTAGTTAGTCATTACACGTCGGTATTTGTTTCGTCTAAGTCGATATCATCACTATCATCTGAACTAAATGCAGATGAAATACTATCTATCAATGTAACCGTGAAAAATGTTTTTACCGAATCAAATGTGCTTTCAATGCTTTTCATTATGCGGTCATAACCCGCACGCATTTCTTCATCAAACTGCCTTAACTCAACAATCAAAATAGCAACAGATGCTATTATCATTCCTATTATAAATACAATCATTCAACTGTATCTTTCGGTTTGCTCATTAGCTTTATCATAAACTTGAAAAAGGCCACACTTGCACCTAAGTATGCAAGCAACTTTGCCAACTCTAAGAAGATAGGTGGTATGTGCATAGTTTGCAAATTAAGACCTTCGAACATCGTGCCCATCATGATGAAACCACTTGATTTTAAAAAGGCCTCACCAGGTCTTGCTAAGTCGACATCAGTTGGATCAAAGTTGAAATGCATTGTAGTAATTGTTATGAAACTTGAAAGTGTGGAAGGTCTTTAAACGATGTCCAGTTACCCCCCCACTCAACTGCTGGATGCTGCTGTTCAATGATGTCGGCAAATGCTTTGAATAACTTAGGTGACCAATCTAACTTACCATCTTTTTTAAATGCAATATCAAATGCCTTCGATGGATAGGCATTGTGCTTACTTCCTTTCTTCAGTTGTGTGACTTTAGGACCGGGCTTTGTTCTACCCTGCGCATAAAGCTCCAACTGTTCTTTTTCGGTACGATGTGTACAAGTTAAGAATGGCTGTGGCAAATCAGGATGCAATTGAGCAAATGCTTTAGACGCATCTACCCATGCAACCTGCAATGCCTCAACACAATCTTCAATCTTTCTACTTGGCATCTGCTTCTTTTTTTAGTTTGCGCTTTTCAATTGCACGAACTATCAAACCAAAAACAATCAAAATCAATTCACGGATGACATCCGCGTTAGTGTTAGGCAGTAACTCTTCCATAGTTGTAGTTGTTTATTATTTGACTTTTGTTTTATCCGATTCCTTCTGTGCAGTAGCGCGAAGCTTCAACGATAGTTCACGCTCATACTTGCGTAACCTTTCAGTATAATCTTGTTTAAGCGTCTTTTTTTCTATCATGGTATACGATTAAGAATGTTTCTGCTGTATGTGGGACGATAACTTATTGAAGTGTTGCCACTGCTGAATTGATAGTTCAAAGTATTTGTCACATCAGTACGAGGTGAGCGGTCAGGCCACGTAGCAGTGGAGTATTCAGGAAACAAACTGCTGTTGGCACATAGGTAATCTACAAGCAAAGTGGTGTAATGCTCTGCATTTTGTCTTGCACGATCTATCATATCCTTCATTACAAGGTCAGATACTGGCTGTGTATCTTCCGATTGACGCTGTACAAGTGTACCATTGTCCAAACGATAGCATAGGTTAGGTGTTACATCCACCATTACCCACCACAGCAAACACTTTTGGATGTAATCTTCTAAAAGTATTTGATAGTTACCCGCAATAGTGCCACCTGCTACATCTGCTTTTATCTTATTCATCAAATCAGTTCCCAAAAATGGAAGTAGCCACTTGTCCTGTGCAAGATATACCGATGGATAAAGTAAGTTAGGGTCAACACTACCATTGATAGTGGTGTACTTCTTTATGTAGTTCTCTGATATTAGTAGTACTTCAGGCATAGTTGTAATTATTGATTACCGTATATAGGATTAGTTGGTAAAAAGCCGTTGTATGGCATATCTTCAGGAAGCTTTGCTACCAATGAGTTATTGCGCACCTTATACCCCATACGTTCAGCAGTTGCAACAGCTATACGTTTTGCATCAGGATCATTAGGATTAATCTTAGCACCTTTGGCATCTACATACACACGCTTTTCCCAAAAGTGCTTACAATTTCCACCGCCTTTGAAAAACCAAACATCATAAGTATCCGCACCTTCAGGTCCCCATCCTGGATTAACTGCTACATTTTCCATTGACACTATATCTTCCTTCCTGTAAAGCTTACCTGCTTCAAGCATCTTCTTGCAGAATGGACGCATATTATCATGCCTAAAGTCACCTGCATAAACGTAACGAGTAATAAAGTATTTGCCTTCAATAATAGCATCCTGCTCACTCTTAGCAGCTGGCCTTGCTGCTCCTGTGCGTACTGCAAACTCATGCTCAATTTCATCATCCGCATTGTATGCATCAATCAATATCCAGTCCTCATTACCATCTTCACCTAATGCTATCAGTGCTTCACCTACTTCGCTGTCATCTACTTTTTTTTTAAAAGCAGATTGAATTACCTCCGTAGGTTGTAAGCTACCGGGCATAACATCTGCAAAGATTGCATCAACAGTTGCCTGTGGTAATGTCGGGAAGGCAGCACCAACAATAGCTTTCGCACTTGTTACAGGTACTGCACCTGCAGCACTCTGCATTACAATGTCAACAAGCGATGCTATCTGCGCACCATTCAATGCCGTTGCAGCTACATCCGCTGTCGTGCCTGTGGCATCTACAACCGCTTCTGCTTGCTCAACTGCAAGTGGCGTGTTCGGTACAATCTCAAAGGTCACACCGGGCAACTGATTGCTTAATAACTCTTCGATACTTGTATTTATCTTTTCTTGATATGGCTCAATCACCTGCTTGTTGAATATCTCAAGACCTGTTGCCATTTCATCTTTGTTGCTACCAAATCCTGATGCCTCGCGAATACCAAATAGAAGTGGTGTAGTTACACGATGCGCAGTAATTATCTTTTGCGTAGCAGTAGTATCCATCAACTGGTACTGCTTATCTGCATCGTTAACAGGGAAAGGTGTGATTTCTGTCTTAGGTTGATCACGTTCGTTAAAGAACATCACCACCTTACCTGCATTCCTTGCACCACTCATTTTGTTTTCCCAGTCCATCATCATCTGCTGCTTCTGTTCAGGTGTTGCCTGTCCATTGTAGAAGTTGATAATGGTAGAAGGAAACAAACCATTACTGATTTGATTGATGTGGAATATGCTTATCTGCTTATCTAACTCAATATAGTTAATAGCACTCCAGTAGTCAGGACGTGGGTACACATCACTGCCTGTATAGGTAAAGCACCAATAGATTTGGCGAGGCTCTTCCGTACGTGTGAGGTAATTGTACTTCGGTATAAATTCAGGAGTGTTCTTTTTCTTGCGTATGTTACTCCAGTCGTAGCTATGGAATATTCCTATCTCACTATCATCATCCTGATTCACTGCTATTCTGCATTCTTCAAATGGAATAGCATTTAGCTTTGATATCACCGTGCGGTCATTACTCCAAATCACTTCAATAAAAAAACCACCAAACAACTTCATGTCATGCGCACACGCATAAGTCAAAGTGTTTACATCTAATGCATCTAATTCCGCTTGATACTGCTCTGACTTAATACCCTTGCCTGCTATCATATCACCAATAGCAACTACCAAACTACCATGCACAGGTGATTCGTGTGCAAGGTCACGCAAGTATTGAGGGAAGTCGTTTTGATCACCATAGTTAACCCATCCCTTCCTGTCTAATTTTTCAGCATCACTCTTAGCGACATACTCACTAAGCTTCAATGATACTATGTTTGATTCTTTAAGGTTCATATATTATATCGTTTGCTATGGTATCAGTTGGGACATCAAACCATGTTGTGTTATCATTTAATACAGCATATCCGCGCTGGCACAAACCAACAACAGAAGCATTTGCCGGATTAACATTGCTGTTTGAATTTTGACCATATACTTCATAGCGGTATCTTCCTGCTAATGTAAGGCCAACAGTCGTTATTTGCAGTTGAGTTATGCGCACACTTTCGCTTAAGATATTAGCAACCTGTGCCAGGTATGTGCCAGTAGTACTATTTTCTTCGTGTGTTAGTACTATCAAATAGTCCGTAAATGGTGTAGCGAAGTATTGTCTTGCTTCATCTAAGCTAAGAAAAGCAAGTTGGTTTGCCTGATTTGTAAATAAGTAGATCATGCTTTTAAATTTAAAAAGGGCAAGTCAAATATAACCTGCCCTTTTTTCCAATACAACAATAACACACGAACGGAACAATTCTTAGTAAGCAGGGCTTACAGTAATACCTGCGAAGTTGTCGAAAGGTACTGATGTGAAAGGCTCAAGGTGTACAGCAGGTGTAAGCTCTTCAGCAACTGCAGTAACTTGATAACCCATTAGATCAGCTTTCTGCGCACCTGATTGTACAGTACCTGCAGTCAACTGCGAACCTTCACCTGCACCAACGAGCAATATCTGATCGTCATTAGTACGAACAAATGCAATGAACTTTGCTTTAGCTACATTCAAAAACTCGTTACGCATATCTTGATTCAACTTACCGAAAGTCCATTGAATTTCCTGTGAGAAGAACAAAGTACCAGTTTCCAAATTCTTTTGTACAGTCTCAACATATGAGCCTGAATTACGGAATGGAACGTAACGATAGATAGTAGCAGTTGGCAATCCGTCAACTTCACCATTAGTACCACCATAGGTGATACCTGAAGTGAAGTCATCGTAGTTAGCAATCAATATTTCTTTAACACCACCGATACCTTCAAGGCATCCGAGGGTAAAACCTTTTGTTAAATCACAAGCCATATCTATATAGATTTTTGTAAAAGGGGCAATCCGTAGACTACCCCTTTTTGATTAATTATTATTTCCAGTAGGTGATATCTTCACCAACACAGATCTGCGCACCGAGGTAGAAACGTGCGCCATAGCGTACATTCTGTGAACCATCTATGTTCTGCATATCCAATACGAACACTTCGTTCAATTGATTTTCCTGCCAAGTACCAAGCATCAGATTTGACTTCTGTGCGAAGATGATTGTGTTAGCAGACATACCCGGACATACTGCGATTTCGTACATACCTACAAAACGCTTTTGTACTTCCGGTCCTGCAGTAGCATACCATCCGTTACCATCAGCGATTTGTGCTTGCATATACGCTTCCCAAGCCAACTGGCCCATGTAAAGTGTTGGCTTTTCCGCAGCACCTTTAACACCAGTTGGAGCAGTGTTGATCACATCCCAAATATTAGCAATGATGTTGGTGCTGTCCAATGTACCGCTACCTGCAGATACAGCACCGCTACCACCTGCAGTTATCAAAGTTTCAAAACCATCGTACTGACCAGCTGTTGCGTTAACACCTGACCACATGATAGTTTCGTTGTTAGCAGCAATACCGCTTACCATACGCTCAATGATAGCATCTTGGATTTGGGTATTTACACGGCCACTCATTACATCTGCAGTAGACCAATCTGTTAAGAAGTCTTTTTTACAGATTTGACGCTCTACCCGTAACTC